AAATTTGGTATCCTGCGAAAACATCGTCAGTTGTTGTCGGCTTTCGGCAAACTCGTTAATGCCTTCCGACAATTTCTTGATGCTCTCAACCGTTCCGCCGATCCCCATGACGGACTTACCAAAGCCTATGACATAACTTCCCATCGCAGTCATGCTGCGCAAGGCTTGGTTCGAGCTGGCTTCTACACCGCCGAATGACTTCCCAAATTTTTCAATATTGCCGGCACTCTCACTACCGCTTTCCTTGGCCGTTTGATTAAGTGCACGAAGCTCGCGAGCAATACTCCGTAAACCCGGAGTAATGCTATCACGCAACATGATTTCCAATTCTTCGCGCGTCGGCATTATTGCGTCGCCTGTTTCGGAACGGCCTTGCTATGATCAACTGTCACTTGATTGATCAATGGCCCATCAGCATCGGCATCTGTCTTGACGCCCGGAGGAACGTTTTTGAATTGCACTCTAAGATCAACGGATGGTTGATCCCAAATCGATTTGGAAGCCTTGTCATCAACTCGCTTACGCGCGGCATTCGCGTCACTTGGATCATCAATCAATTTACTGCCATGCGGTCCGCGCCATTCCAGATGCGGCGCATCCTTCTCCGGCAATGGCTGCCCGATATTCCAACGCTCTTTTGCCTGCGCCCACTTCTCGGGATTTTCCCTGATCCATCTTTGCATTGCCGGTGAAAGACTTTCAGCGTCATCAATATCCCAAGCGGCGCCCATGCCATGAGATGAATAACCACCGCCCCACCGCTTTGGCCGTGGATTATACGAACCAAGCTTTTTGATCGGTGCGCCGGCTTTTTTCAGCTCGTCCGTCAATCCCTTGATATCGGCGAGAGCTTGAGGATTGGCCGTCACCGGACCGTAAGGCGTTTGAATTGATTTCAATTCCGATGCTTCGAATGGCATTGGATGCCCGTGACGCTGGAAATAGTTATAACTGCTACCAGCCGGCGCTGCTCCTCCTGCTACGGCTTGTTTGCCACTGACATCAACTTGCGGAGACGGCATTCCCTCCGCTCTGCCTTGTTCGCTGTCTGGCGCCGGCGGTGTTGTTGTCACAGTGCCATCAGGCTTTGTTATTGTCTTACTGCCATCCGGCGCAGTTGTCGTCTTGGTGCCGTCCGCATCCGTTGTTGTGGTCGCCTCGCCTTGAGCTCGGCCAGCGCGGCCGGGACGGAAGCCACCACCGCCCGCCTGTAACGCACCACCATGCGCGCCACCAAACCCGCCAGTAGGGTCAGCCGTCAAGCCTCCATACATGTCCTTTAGTATGCGGTCGATATCCTGCAACGCCTTGTTGCCGGCCTTTGTATTGTCTTGCTTCTCTTGTTGATGCTCTTGAGCTTCTGCCGGCGTCCCCCAGCCAAGCCAATCCCACGCCGATGGCATCTTGGTATTACTCGCCTTCTGCAACAATTCTTTCGCCTTCTCATACAAGGATTTCAGTGCCTCGAAATCCTTGATGTCCTGTGCAATCGTCTTCGTCACCAAATCCCATTCGGCATTCATCCAATCGCTGAATGCGTGGCTACCTTTAGTCTGCGCATTCACGTCGCCCCAAAACTTGTTGATGTCCGTCAAAGCGTGATCGGCAAATATATTCCATTCATTTTCCATACGACGAAAGAAAAGAACCTTGTTGATCATGTATTGTTGTGAAGCAGCTTCGTTTGCCTGATAACGCTCGCCAAGCCTCGCGTTAATTTCCTTTTGAAATTCCTCAAAATGCGCAAGCAACGCTTGCGGCCAACCGAACACTTCCGAAAGATAAGCTTGAGCTCGCGGAGTTTGCTTTTGATAAAACTGCAGTATCTCTTCGATAGCCGCTGTATAATCGCCGGCGTTGACCTTCGCCAGTAACTGCCGAGCTTCCTTCTCACCCGCCGGTCCCATCTTGGCAAGGTCTTGATATAGCGGACTGCTCTCACGGAATGTTTGCAGCTGTTGAAGCTTACCAGTCAATCCGCTGATATACTTGTCGGCTTGCTCGGTTTTGATGCCCATCGCGTCCATGGCATCACGCATGCTCTCAATTTCTTCGGTCGCAAGATTGACATTCTCGCCGAAGAATTTCAGCTGCGTTGTACTTGTAGCAAATTCATTGATGCCATCGCCGATTTGTTTGATCGTTTCGACAACGCCACCAACGCCAAGCAAGTCCTTACCAAAATCGAGAATAGTTTCGCCAACCTCCTTGAAATGGCGAAGCCCTTCGCGAGCAGATGCCGTCATTCCCTCGTTTGACTTGCGTATTTTGTCAACAGTACCCGAATGAGCTTCGCCGGCTTCCTTGGCCAGCTTGTTCATCTCCTTCAACTGCTTTCCAATATTTTGCAGTTGTGGAGTAATGCTATCCTTTAGAGCTATCTCGAATTCGGTTCGCTGATCAACCATTGTCGGGCGGAGCTCTAAGTTGCTGCAGGCGATCCGTCATCAGCAAATGACGAATAACCACGCTGACAGGCTTGGCTAGGAAAACGTCCGGATCGATCTTGTATTCGAAAGCTAACCGGTAGCAATCGAGAATGATATCTTCGATAGGTCCGGCAGAAAAAAACCCGTCACCATGAGAGCCGCCGTCTCCCAATCCTTCGCAGTCAAACTGTTGATCGTTGAAGGCGGCACAACAGCCAACCGTGCCAACATCGCTGACATGGCTTTCGCGTCATAAGTGATCTTTGGCGGGTCTTGCGAAAAATCGACTTCGACGGGATTACCACAATGAGCAATGTCGGCACCAGTCGGTTCGCGAAAATGCAATTCCAAAGTCTCCTCGCCGTTCGCGATCACCGGCTTTGTCAAAGTGACTTTGGCCACGTTAACGGCAGCGCCGTTAAGCTTCTCAACCATGACTTACCCTCCCGATTTAGCCGCGATCAAATTTCGTCGCAGCTGACACCTTCGAACCTGACACGGCCTTGACCTTCCCGCGTATTCAATTCGAAAGCCGAACGTGTCCACGCTTCGCGCAGCACGTATGTCTTGCCGTTCGCTAGCTCCGCTGTCACGGTGCTATTAACGATCCCTTCCATTGCTGTCCAACTCAGCGTTGGAATAGTCGAAATGTCACCTTCGATGAATGGCACACGTGGCATCTCGCTGAAACCATGCACGTAGTCTTGACCCGATATACCTGCTCGTTCCAATGACGACGGGCTTACAGTGAAGTTGCCGCGAAGTGGATAGATGCCACCATCCACTTTTAACCACGCGGTGCCGGCAATTCGTTGCGCCAATTTACCCTCCTATTGTTATGCCAAAGCAATTTGCTGGGCGGCTGCTGTGCTATTGATGCCAACCATCTCATCTGACATCAACCGGAATTGCGCAAGCACAGCGAACATCCTCAAACCCGAAATCAGGTTTGGCGGATACAGCACATTGACCCTTGTTGGATCAGTGCTATCTCGCTCAACGATCAGGTTGTTGACGAAGGTGTCCACGTCTTCAACCAAGCCGTTGAATTCATCGATGCGATATTGCGCCACCAATTCCGCAGCGATTGATTTCGGAGTGACGATGGCCTGACCGGGACCAAACAACGTCCCATCGTCGGCAATCTTGTGCCGCGGCCATTTGTTCGTGACCGCCGCGCGCTGATTTCGCAGAAGCTTCGCCAACGTCGCCAGCGTCGTCGCATCGGTATAGGCGATATCTTCGAAGCCATAGCTGTTGAGCTGATAGGTTGTCGTTTCCCGCGAAATCATCGGAGTATTGCCGGCCACCGTCCGCTGTGTTCCCATGCCCGTCAGCGCCAACGAATTGAGCTCGGACATGATAAATCGCTGATGCAGGGGAGCCGGGAGGATGCCCGTCAATTGGAGGGTTTGGAGAGGGCGGGCCGGGTCATCAGTGAAGCCACGGGCTGCTTTCCCCGTATACGCCGCGGCCCATTCCCATACCGGGGACGGCGAAGCCTGCTCGATGGAAAGAATGGATGTTTGCGGACAATTCCGTGAGGCGCCGAACGTGAGCAGGTTGGCGTATGTGTCACGCTTGGCCGACCATATCGAACCGAAGAGCTGGCGCATCCAGCCCCAGCGACCGCTATCGGTGAAGCCGAATTCTGTCTCCCAAGCGAGCAACGTAGTGCTGTCGGTAAACGGGAGGCAAACGAATTCGGCTGCCATCTCACCCATGTTTGCAATCGCGTTGTCGAACAGCGGAGTGCCGGCACCGCCAGTCAACGTCGCGCCGCTGTAGGTCAACGTCAAACCCTGCGGCAATTGCTCACCACCCGGTCCGTTGTAATAGGTATCAAGCATCGTGATGTCGTCGCCAACGATGCCCTTGAATTTTGCTTTGACTGTCACCGCCGCAGCCGTGACCGTCGATGTCACGCAAAGATCACCGCTGACATTGGCATTGATGCCGGCGTTGATGTTGATCGCCACATCATCAATCGTATCGTCGGCCGCGACGAAAACCTGTATGTGCTTGCCGCCGATGTACAAATCGAGGATACCGGCTTGCGTCGGAGGCGTCGCCACCGTGATCGTACCTGTCGCTTGCGATCCTGTCGGATCAGCCACCGGAAGGCACCAGCACTCTTGCGAGGCATTCACCTTGAAGAATGCTCTGGCCACGGCTGCAAGATGCGAACCTTGACCGAACAGACTATCGGCTAGCGAAGGTGATTGACACGGCACCGGAACATCCGCCGTAGCTGTACCAGTAGAAAGCATCTGACCGACGAGCAATGCCGGCAGCGCATAGATCGGCTGACCAGCCATTGAGCTGTCGATTTCGACCCAATATAGCGGTTGCCGCCAATTGGAAGGTATGTTGTTAAACGAGATAGGCATTGCTCATCTCCATTGGTTACGAGGCACTTTCATCGTGACGATGGTGCCTTTGATGTGTCGCTTTCTTGCTGTCTTCCACGACAACATCACCGTCCTTGATGCGTCGCTTCGTGAAAGCATCATCAGGCCAATTGACTGATGTGCTTGTGTCGGCGAAGCCGACTTTCGTCAATGGATGCTTGAGGACTTTTGCATATTCCTCATTCTTGCAGATCACTCTAACCATTGCTGTCATCTCCTATCATGTCCACATCGTACACGGAGAAGATATGCTGATTGTCCGTGTCGCCGGGCGGATGCACGGTTTCGACGTGAACCACTTCAAGCATGTTCTCCACATACGGCTCGTATTCGATTGCACCTAAACTGCAGAACAATTCAAGCCGCAGCTCGCCATAAGGTGTCTCATTGTTCTGTAAGCCTGTCACACCATAGAAGTGCGAGCGGCTGCCGCGTGTGAAGCCCTGAATGACATAACCGTTTTGCGGTTGGATGCGCGGATCAAACGCTTTCGTGCGAATGAAAGTCGGATCACGCAAGAGGCCATCCATGATATATTGATAAGCGTCATCTAATCGGTCTTCCAACTTGTCCGGATCGTTGTTGATCAACATCACGCTGAAGCCAAGACGCACGACGGATTGAAAGCGGACTTCGCCAGCGTCGTAATCTCCATCCGGCCCCAACTGCTCATTGAGAAAATAAACGCTACAATATGGCATCATATTGGGCATCACCTTCAAGACGTGGCTACGCTTGAACGTGAAGCCTTGAAAGAATGTCAATGCCTGTATCTTCGCCAAAGCGTTGTCGCGGACTTGGAACGCAATCGATCTTTGGACGGTCCGAACGTGAGGAATTTTTCCGTGAATGCGAAGTTGAGCGGCGGCGCTTTGAGCAGGATTGGTCATGGCTTAGGCAATGTCCATCGTCGTAGCGTCAGTGTCGTTTCACCGCCGCCATTGGTTTCGGTTGCATTGACTTCCCACCATCCTTGCGACTTCATCGCGCCGACATCATCAGGAATGAACAAACGATCCTGTTGCGTCGGCAAAATCGAAAACTCGGCTTCCAGAATATCCAAGATCGTCCGTTGCTCGGAAACGTCCGAACCATCCATGGCAATGATATCGATTGCAACCGTGCCAAAGATGCCGCGACCATTATAGCTCGGCACTCCCGGCTGGCTCGAAACTGGATAGAACGTCACCGGCCGCGCCCACATGTTATAATTCATCAAATAGACCGCGGTCGAATAATCAACGCCCATTGCTATTGCTCCTTGAAGACATCGGAGAAAGCAGAACCGGCGTTTTTCGAAATCAATTGCGCTTTATCCGGGGCTTTCTTAATTGCAAATCGCTTCACGCCTGATCTGGCGCGTCTGATCTTGGAAAACTTCCGCATGCCTTGTTTGCGCTGACGCTCGTGATGGTGCTTGACTTCCTTCATCACTTCGGCGCCGAAGTCTGCGCCCTTTTCTTCCATCTTCTTTGCCCATTCCATCAGCTCGCCGGTGTCAACCGTATAGTCAACCATCAGACTTGTATCCTGACATAGTGCATGAGCAGATTGTTGTTGACAGTAGCCACGCCACCCATGCCTAGCGACTTGAGCATCATCATAGGATCATAATAGACGACGCGACTTTCCTTGTGCGTCAACGCACGGATGCCGCCATAGTTGAACCAATTCGCCAACATGCGCTCCTGACGAATAGCCAAGATGCAAGCTTGCTTGAGAGCTGGCGGAGCTTCATCCGGAAGAGCGTATCCCCCTGTATAGGTGAACACGATTGGCTCACTCTGCCCGCTTGTAACGAGCTCAACCTTGCCGCTGCCCAATTCGATTTCATAAGTTGATGGGTCAACCACGGTCCCGCGCGGAGTTTCAACGCTCTCGACATCCGTTTCGTCCGAAAGCGGATAGTGCGTCAGAAAATATCGATCGGGCTGCAATTCCCGCACCGTCTCTTGAACCGTCTCTTTTGCGAACACACGATTGCATGTTGTCGCGATCACGTCGGAATAAGTCGTGATCAATTGCTGCAACTGAGCATCTTGCGTTGTGTCCGTCAGCTGAATACCAAGCCCGGTTTTCAGCTCGTCCAACGAAAGCAAGTCGTATGTATCGGCGGGCGTAAGCACCTTGACGATGATGTCAACCACGCTCAGCTCTCCTCATTGTATTGCACGAACAACTCGCGCATCTCAATCGGCTTGCCTTCGCGGCTATCGCTCATGACCGGATAAATATGATACCGCTTGCGATCAATCCGCCAGCCAACAATATGAACGGCAGGCAGCCCCGCTTCACCTTTCTCGCCCTTTGGCCCCGCTTCACCACGATCACCTTTCATGCCCGGCTTCCCCGGTTTACCTGCTGATGCAATCAACTGCCAACCATCGCCGGGGCATGGTCCCGGTTCATCGATCTTCGCAATGAAGCTCGAACCGTTCAAAGCAACAATTTCAAGATAACCGTAAGTTTTCTGCTCGTCATACGTGCCTTTGATTTGCGGACTGACTGCATGGCGACCGCCAGCAGCTATACAAGCCCAATCATCATGCGGAGGGGCTTTCGCCGTATCGCATCGAGCTTGATAGCTGCTGCCGTTATGCGTCACAACTTCGCCAGTGTAATGGACTGTGCCATTGACAAAGGTTTGGACTTCTTTCAGCCGCCCCGGCGCACCCTCCTTGCCATCTTTTCCGGCTGGACCGGGTTCGCCCTTTTCGCCTCGCTCGCCATCGCGGCCGTGAACACCTTGCTCGCCCGACGAACCTTTTTCGCCTTGCTCGCCTCTTTCCCCTTGCGTGCCTTTTTCACCTTGCTCACCTTTTTCGCCTTTCTCCCCTCGCTCCCCTTTCTCGCCGGGCACACCTTGCTCGCCCGGCATTCCTTCTAGGCCTTGGCTGCCCTGCGGACCGGCCTCGCCCCGCTCTCCCGGTTCTCCACGCTCGCCACGTTCTCCTGCGATGCCTTGAATACCGGGAAGTCCCTGCGGTCCCGGCTCGCCAGTTTCCCCTTTCGCACCACGATCACCGCAGAGCCCGTCAATACCATCCTCCCCGTCTTCACCACTATCACCCGTTTCCCCACGCTCACCGCGCTCACCTTGTGGTCCCCTTTCTCCATCTTTCAATTCCCCTAGTCGAATTGCCACCATCCCCTTTATCGTGCCATCCAATTCGGCAACGCGAGCTTGAAGCCCTGCAATAACCGCCTCGGACTTGGCTTGCATCGCTTCGTAATTGGCTTGCATCAAACGGCAGTGCGCGTCCCACTCTGCTTCTTTCGCATCGAGCGTTTGAGCAAGAATAATTCGCCATGCATCAAGAACGAATTCGCTCGCTTCGCACTCTTGCGGCGAGGGCAGTGAGGTTGCGGACTTCCCGGTGAATGTCATAGTGAATTGCCTTCTCAGGTGCGGGCTCAACAGGCGGAGCAGGAGGAGCAGCCGGTGCAACTGGCATCTTTCCCGCAGCACTCAATGGCACGACTTGTTGCTGCACTCTCGGCTCGTCACCAAATGGCACACTGTCTAGCCCTTCAATGTTGCGAGCTTCATTCGGCGCGTACACACCGCTAATCACGCCACGGCTAAGAGCTTCAATCCGCTCCTTGAATGCCGAGCGAAGCAACGCGCTCGTATCAAATTCAAGATATTCTTCCGGCTGTCCTTTCAAACCGAACAGAAGCCCGAACGCTTCTTCAATGTGATTGAGAGCAAAGCCAAGACCCGACGCAATCCAACTCTGCATCAACAATTCGGTTGAGCTGTATGGTGTCCCGCCGATCCCAAGAATTTGCATCGGGACACGGAAGGCCAACGCAATATGCTCGTTGGTCAGCTTCAACATGTCCGCCATCTCGGCATCTTTGCCGCCCTGCGCCCAAGGCTGCACTTTCAAACCTGCCGTGAGAATTGGTGTACCGCCCTGTTGCCAGCCCTTAACCTGCTCGTTCCATCGGTCGCGAAGATGCTGCACTTGATCCTTGTCAAGCACAAGATCGGTTGACAACACGGCAGAAGGCCGCGCTTGGTTCATATAGAACGCTTGGTTATGCGAAACGATGGACTGCGAAGCCGCGATGTCGCCATAGGCCGCGACAACCGGACTTTCACCGAATAGCGGGATTGGATAACGCCGCTTCAAATTCAAGCGAATGTGCAACACGTCACGCATCGGCACAACGAGATATTCCGGACCGAAACGCTTGTAGATGATGTCATTGCCGAACAGCCAATAGAAGATTTCACCCGTCTCCGACAATTGCGGCCGGCTAGTCTCCGGGTTCATTATGTGCAGCTCGGAAATTTCATAACGATCATTGCGAAGAGCCAGTGCGTAGCAATTTCCGTATGTGTACAGATGCCGCGTCAGGTTCATCACAAGATCGCTGATCGTCTGATAATCGTTTGGATAATGCATGATGCGGGCGAGAGCAGAGTTTTTAATTCTGTCTCGCCCGCCTTTGCTATTCGTTCGCCAATGAGCTCCGGGGCACATCGCAATGGTTTGAGCGTATGCAGAGATACACGCTTCGACCATCGCCGATTGCATCGTTGATGTATAGTAGGGATTATAACCCTCCTGCCACCAATTGATGTCTGCCCCGTCAGGAAGCCAGCCACCAGTAATCGGTAGCCAGTACGGACCGGGCCGGAAGCTTCCTTCCGTTTGCTTCAAGAGATAACGCAGACCATTGGCGATCATCTGTCGCATAGTTTACTCGCTACTGTGTCTGCCGTGTGCCGGCTTGGTCGCTTCGTGACGTGTCCCCGCGTATGGCTGCGGAGACTTGCCGCCATTGTCGCCCGGCGTTGTCTGCCCGTGCGGATCAGGCTCACTGCCATCATCCTCATGCGTGAGGATGTGAGCGCCGAGCATCGCCAAATCGTTTTCTTCCTGCGTCGGAGTTGGCTTGCCCTTCATGCGCTTGGCGTATTCCGCCTTTGACACGTCTGAGACTTTCTTTTCCGCCTCAAGCGCTTTCTTGGCATTCTCGGTTGCCGGATCGTCGGCATACTTCGTTGCACTTGCCATTTAACTTTCTCCTTTGAATTGCCTGCCGCTACCTACCAAGTAACGGAAGTGGTGTACGCAATCGTGCCGGCGCGCCGCTGTACCCAATTCATGGGCATGACCATGCGAAGCGCGAGACTGTCTGTCTGCCACAAAGATTTCTGCGGCGCGGCAACGGTGCTGGGAGAAATCACCAAATCCTGCGGATTGGTGTCTTCCATGTGCAACGTGGCCTGATCGCTCATTTCCATCCGCGGCGCCTCGCCACCGGCAACCACGAAGTCCGCCGCATCAACGATCATGAGCTGTTTCGTCGGCACGGTCGCGCTGTCGATGATCGGAATGCCGTTGAGCGTTCCGTTGGCAATTTCCTCGCGGAACGGGAAGATACCCGTATTGGCCGCTTGGAGCAGTGATGCACGGAGCATGTCGGACGGATTGGCCATCCAAACCGGTGAACGAATGTTGCCATAGGTTCCAACGGTCAGTGCACCAATCAACGCCGTCATATCGCCAATGAACGCTGCAATGCCACCGCCGGCTGTCGCCGTTGTCACGGTGATGCCGTTGAGCAGACCAGCCGGACGAATGGTCGTCGCCGCATTGTTGTCGATCAACACGGTATCGACCGCAACGCTCGTATCCTGCTGGATGGCTTCACGCAGCAGACCCTCGATTGCCGGGATGGAGTGTTCATCCATTTCGCGCGTCCAAGTCGTGATCACTGCCATTTTCTTCGGAGTGAGCGTCTGCGAAGTGAACGCACCCTGCCGAACAGGGATTGCCAAACCTTCACCGACGAACGATCCGGCTAGGCTCGGCGTCCGCTGACGATTGGGAATGACAATGCGGCCGGCCTGACCGAACGTCAAAGCCAAACCTTTCGCAGCAAGGCGAGTGAGGATCGCTTGCGGCATCAGTAGAGGCATCAGAGCCGCATACGTAGTGTGTGCGAGCTCCTGCGCCCATCCGGGCACGGTCGTCATCGCCGGAGCCGAAGCAGCACGAAGCACGATGTCCTGAATGAACCGCGCTTCCTCGCTGTTGTACTCCGGATGCATGGTGCCGATTTTCTCGCGCGTCTGATCGAACGAACGGCCCCATGTCTTCGCCGCATAAGCCAGCGTCGCTGCCTTGACGAACAGATCAATGATGTCAACGCTGTCTTTGGTGCGGTGAAGAATAACGGCCGGTGCTCCCGGTCCGCCTTTCGTCTCCTTGGTTTCAATCGTCACCACGGAGCGATTGACAGGCACCGGCCCAACGGTGCCCTTGAGGTTCTTTTCGCTTTCAACAAGCATGTCATGGGTGCGCTCAAGCTGACGAATGTCTTCATTGAGCTTGTTCGTCACTTCAAGATCAGCATTGCTGACATTGGTATCATCCACCTTTTCGAGATGGTCTTGCAGAGTGTCACGCTTGGCGGTGAGCTGCGTTTGCAGGTCCGCGATGCGCTGGCCGAGAGTGGACATGGTATGTCCCTTTGTCCTGATATGTACCTGCTTGGCTTGCCCGCCGTTAAACTCGCGCCGCTTTCGCGCACGATCTTTATTGCCTTGCCCGGCAAAGATCATGTCGATTGTCTCGCGAGAAATGTTCAACGACTTGGCAACAGCCAAGGCGTTGGGATTTGCAGGAACGGTAACTAGGCTACACTCCACCAATTCGCTCTTGACGTAAGTGTATCCCCAATCCGTCCCTTCACGCTCTTCATATTCGGTCGGCCGGAAGCCAACCGAAACAGCCTTGAGCACACCGGCATCGACGAGCCTGATAATTTCGTCAATGCGATGTGATGTGCCAACTGGCGCGAGCTCAAGGTGCCCGCGGAGCTGCTTGTCCTCAATCCGCAGATTACTCCACTTGCCGATTGGGAAATCAGAACGATGCGCAAACAGCGCGATCGGATTTTTCTTGAAATGCTTCAAGTCCCAGCCATCGGACAAAATCACATCGTCCATACGGTCAGGTGTTTCGTCGCTCAGAACGAATTCCATTCCATCAGAGCCGCCGCTGTGCGTCTTGCGCATGATGCCTTTGGCACCTTTTTCATCCCAAAGGATTTGGCAGGCATCTATGTCGTCCATTTCGCCCAAGCAATCATCCATGAATTCGTCATAGTCGTCATAGTCGTCTGGATCGATGTCCTTGCGCTTGGTCATGACTATACCCTCATGAATGCGAGCCAAGAATGCTCAACGCTCGCGATTGGCCAACCCTCTGAATAGAGCTCATCTAAAACTTGCGTCACTTCAACGGTTGGATTGCCGTAATCGTGCCAGCATATAATGCCGCCGGGTCGGACCAATGAACGTGCGAGCCAGCTCTCGTGCCGCACGGCTTCCTCGCTATGATCACCATCGATGAATATGGCATCGCACGGCTCTAGAGCGTCGGCCGTCAACCCAATCGATGAAGCCATGAGCAGATAGAAACGATCATCGGTCGCGCCGATACTGCCGGCACAAATCGGGACTTCGGTTTGCTGGCACTTCAACGCCGTCACATGATCAGCCGGAACATCGATGCCGATATACTTTTCCAACGTCGAAACGTTATCGAGCAATCGGCGCGCTGTCACGCCATAATGGCAACCGAATTCGATCATGATTTTAGGTGACACGCTTCTAACAAGGTGCACCAGTATCGAAACTTCGTGAGCTCCGAGATAATTGCTGAATGGTCCCTTGATCAAATCGGAGACGATCCGAACTGTTCTCATATTTGCGTCAGCGCACTCTGCCAATCCCCGTGCGATTGCTGCGTGATAATCTTTACGTTGTTGTACCAAGGCGCAACCCATCGCCAGCTATGCCAATACGATAGCAGTCCCGTCACCTTCGGATGACCGATAGCGCCGGCGAGATGCAGAGCTGCGGTATCAACACTGATGATTTCATCCATATGCATCATCAGAGATGCGCAATCGGCAAAATCTTTGAAATGGTGAACCTTGACGCCGAGGCGTTGAGCTTCCGCTCCGCCTTGTATCTGTACCGAATGCAGCTCGACGCCTTCCGTGCGAAGACGCAAAACCAATTCGAGCAAATCGATTTCCCGCGGATAATCACCGGGGCTCGGTTTGCCAACACTCCACGCAATCCCGATCCGTCGCTTTTTCTCGTTACCGATAACCTCCGACCAATTTTGCGACGGCTTGCTATTGAGAGCCCGGAGATACATGCCGCCGAGAACCTTGGCCGGCGTCACGTTGAGAACGTACAGCAGATGCAAAATCGGACAGAAATAATCCGTGTCAACAATTTGGTCTAACACAAGCCCAACTTGCTCGGATAGTCGCTGCATCGGCTCCGGCATCACCATCAAGGTTTTCTTTAATCGCGGCACATAGCGCAACATCTGGATCGTATCGCCGAAACCGTGAGCATGTAGCAACAACAAACGCTTTCCATTCAGGGGCTCGCCCTTCCAAGGCCGAAGCCCGGCACTTATAGCTTCCGCAGCTTGTGGACGCATGAACGGCTTGTGTTGCTCGCAATCCCAATATTCTTGAAGACCGCCACGCCAATCCCCCATCGCCAGCTTGATCATGCTTTGATTGAATTTCGCCCGCAATGTCGGAGCGCACATCAATGTCTGTCTGCATTCGTCCAATGCCTCCTGCAATCGGTTGTTCTGATAATGACTGACCACACGATTGAAGTGCAACAGATAATCGTCGATATTGACTTTGAGCTCGTTAGTTATGAGACGCTTGCCAACCGGCTTACCGTTTTGATGCATGATCAGCGGCTCGGTCGGAATTTCAATCTTGTGACCGTTGCTGCCGCGAACTTCGTAAATCTCTCCGTGCGATGTTATCCCTCGCCAACCATATGGCGTTTCTTCGCAACAGATGATCGGCTCCATCTCCGGCAAAGCTTGATCTACGAATGGACCGAGCGCTTCTCGCATGACATCACTTCCAAGCCGGAGTGAGCCATGCCACGCCAGCCGTATTGCGAACAACCCATGACACCGGCCAACGGATTTTGATCGCAAGACTATCCGTCTGCCACATGGCTTTCTCACCGGTGCCAGTCGTTCCGGCGGCTCCCGGCGCCGTATCCATGACGAGCGTCGCCGCATTCGTCACTTCAATGTCAGGCTCCGGACTGACCGCCGCAGCAATTGCCTTCGGCGCAATCGCAATCATGTCACTGCCAACGGCGCTGGACCAATGAACCGAAAATTGATCTTTGGCGCCGGAGAAGCGGCCTTGAATGGTAACACCATGACCCGCACCCATAACGAGGGCAAACGGTCCCCTGCCGCCAACAGTGCCAACTCCATTCATCAATGCCGCCACATCTTCGAACACCGCATTAAATCCAAGATCGGTGCTCGTGCTCGCTGCAGTTGCCGCGATCCCGTTTCGAATACCTGCTGGGGCTGCGGCCGTGGCGGCGGCTGCGGAAAAGAAAACCGCATCGATGGCGAGGCCACTTGATCGCACGATGGCATCACTAATCAAACGCTCCGCGTTGCTGCTCTCCATCATCTCCCGCGTCAGCACCGCAATTGATGCCACCTTGAAAGGGCTGATCGGCGCTGCCGTGTTCGCCAATTGACGCACCGGGATTGGCTGGCCTTCCTGTACGAAACCGGAGTTGTTGGCGCTGGCTGTAAAGGCCGGCACGCTGATCTGCCCGGCTCCGTCCCAATCCAGCAGCACACCTTCCTGCATCACATCAATGGCCGACGATGCGGCTCCCAATGCTTCGACAAGATCATAGACTATCTTGTGCGCCAGCTCGGCAGCCCATCCGGATACGTTCGTCATGGCGGTTGCCGGAACGCCTCTCGTTGCGATCAATGCAGACAAGATGCGATCATTTGGCCACATCCTTTCGGCGACATCCGCCACGCTGCATCGCGCATATGTGGCGATGGTGCGAGCCGTCAACAGCCTGAGAAACAGATTGCCGGGCGGCAGTTGAAGCGGTGCATCTTTCTTGAAACTGTGTACAGGCTCGTTGCGCATGTCATTCTCCGTTAGGCCGGATAGACAACCTCGATTTCGTCATCCGTGGTTATGGCTAGAGCTTCCATCAGGCCGGGCGAGATGTCCGCCACGCGGTCCGTATCTTCATGCGGTCCCCAATCGGCCGGCCACGCATAGAATTTGCGCCCGGTCTTCTTTGCTCGAACAAGTGCAAGCAACGATTGATCCCGCAGCATCTCTTTCGATGTCACGTCATAGTCCCAACGGCACGCGACATAGAACGTTGCCGGATCAAGCCGCCGCGCTAATCCCGTCGTTCCCGACGGCTGCTCCTCAAGAAACAGATGCGGTGCATCCTCCACTTCATAAAGGAACGCCAAACCTTCATCTGCGTCCACGCCCATGTCAGCAGGCCCGCCGAAGTGACTGCACTTTCCGGAAAAGGAAACCTCGAACGGCTCCGATGCTGCACTGCCGAGTTTTCGGCAGATTTCTTCGAAATGCAAATTGTACTTCTCGCAATCGCCAGCCGCATCGACGAAACAGATTTCCAATAGCACGGCCGGCGCCGATGTCCCGTTTAGAAAGGCCAAGTCCGTTCGCTTGTGCGCACCGCGGTTGATGAATTCGCCGGCGGTCGAAATCACTTCGGACAACTTGTAGGCCAACGCTTCCTGCGTCAGATACAAAACCTCGCAACCACGCTCGCCATCCGTCGGAGTATAGGCATTGAAATGCACGCTCACGTCCAAGTCGCGCGTCTCGGAATTGTGAAAGTCCACGATGCGATCAAGGTTCTCACCCTGCGTGGTACTGACATCATCGTGGTACGTCACCACATGATGCCCGGCTAGCCTCAGCCAGCTCGCGACTTGCTCGACAACCTTGCGAGCTTCGTCCACTTCATCGATGATGCCGCTCGCACCGCGAACGTACTTGCCATGACCGCTGCTGATGACGATCCTCATTGCATTTATCCTATCATCGCCTCGACATCGATTTGCTTCGGAGCTAGCGGCGCAACCGCAAACGCTTCCGCCAACGCCACCATTCCGTCGATGCGGCCGGAGCTCTTGTGCTTACTGAGCTTGCGCGCGTTGTCCGCACCTTCAACAATCGCACAAGAAGCACACATCGCCAGCACCGGATGGTTGCCATGGCTGATTTCTCTCTCGACTATGGATTGCTCCATATCTCGCAAGGCCGGTGTCATGCTGAATGTGCCTTGGCCGACTTCAACGAACACGTCATCAACCTGCTGTTCGGTAAAGCCGGCCTTCAGCAACCACGGACGCAGATACTTCATGCCCCAACGGTCGAAGCCGATTTTCTTGATGCGATAGCGTCCGAACAAAGCAAACAATCGTGTTGCCACATATTCGTAACTGATCGAATTGCCGGGCGTCGTCTCTAGATGGCCTTCGCGTTTCCATAGATCATATGGCACACGATCACGCTGCGCCTTCTCCGCTAGACCTTCCTCCGGCAACCAAAAAGTCGGCAGTACATGCCAAGAGCGGCCCCTGCGACCCATGAGAATTAGCGCCGTCAAGTCCTGTACTGCCGAAAGGTCCAAGCCTCCGTACACGTCAATGCCACGCAGATCGCCCACGGGCTCGCCGCACGCCTTCCAAGCCACCGCGCTAACGAATGGGTTGTTCATCTCCACTCGGCGATTTAGCACAAGGTTTTCGTACTCGGCTTGACGTGCCGGCATGCGCCTCGCATCTTCCGCCATCGCCAACACTTCACGCTTGTTCATGAAAATGTTGAGGCCGGGATTGGCAGCTCGGATCGCGGCTTCCGAAAACGGATCATCAAAGCTCTTGTCGGCGAAGTCCAATCGTAGCACGGTTCGCTTGTCGTGACCGGCCAACGCGTCATCGATCAACATCGAAAGCAGATCACTGTCATTCGGCGCTTGCGTGCTAATGATGATGGAAAGCGGATTGGCTTGGGCGGCAGTTGCCGTTTCCAACGCTTCATAGAGTGTCGATCGCGGCCCACGAACCTGCCCTAGCTCGTCATGGATGATCAGGCTCGGCGACAAGCCAAAGGCCGTTGTCGCTTCCGCACTGAGAGCTCGATAGCTTGTACCTAGCGTCGAACATATTAATATCTTGCCAGCTTCCTTGATGGTGATGTTCTGAAACAGCCGAACGTCCTGCCGGATCATCTTGCACGCCAAATTGAATATCAGCGCCGCTTGATCCCGGCTCGTCGCATCAGAATATATCTGCGAATTCTGATTTGTCTTCGCTTCAGGGCCGCACAGATGCAGAAGAACCAACATGGCCGCTTCCGTGGTCTTGGCGTTCTTGCGGCCTCTGCTGATGATCGCCCGCCGAGTGCCATGCTTGTTGTCGTATATCTGGCGAAAGTCTTCTTTCATGAATTCCGGCAGCTTCAAATTCTGGCCAACGTGCGCACCCTCCGGAATTTTCAAATGATCTTCGCACCATTTGATGTTTCTATCCGCACGTGACTTAACCTTATACTCGGCCAACCACGGCTTATCCGCATAGAACCTCTTGCCACCTTTCTTCAAATGCGGTGCAACTTGCTCCAACTCGGCAACTTGCGACAATCGCTTCAAATCTGTCTTGCGTCCACGTTGTGCCATCTTTTTCCGATTTAGTTTTAGTTGCGAAAGCGCGAACGCATCTGCGTACCATCGTTTAGCTTTTTTCGCC